AGCATTAATTCTGACTAAGGTAATGTCCCCTGCACAAGCATTTTCTGGCTTTATTAATACCAACGTTATTATGTTTGCTGGAATGTTCGTAATCGGGGCAGCAATTACTAAAACCAGTATTATTAAGCGCTCTCAGTCTTTAGTTGAGCGGTATCGTGATAATCGGAGCAAATTAATATTAATTGCCTGTCTGGCTGCCACACTCTTAAGTATTTTAACAAGTGCCACGGCAACTATTGCAATTCTTCTCCCCCTTTTAATCGCAATTGTGAATGATGTTGATATTAGTCGAAGTAAGATATTATATCCTGTCGCAGTCGTTGCAAATATTGCAACTGCAACAACATTCCTAGGAATCGGCTCTGCTAACATGGCTTGGAGTTCGGTAATGATAAAAGCTGGCGGTAAAACACCTTTACAGTTGTGGGACTTCACTATTGTTAAGTTGCCTATATTAATAGTATCGATTATCTATATGGCGTATATCGCTCCAAAATTGTTACCTAATCACGATAATAACCTATTCGAAGATCATTTAACTAAAAAAAATGTTGATACTCAATTATCGCCACGAAAAGAAAAAATCGCTATTGCTATTATCCTATTAACAATTATTTTTATGGTCCTTTCTAGTTATATAGGTGTAGAGTTGTATATTATCTCGACCATAGGTGCCTGTTTATTGGTTATTTGTGGCGTATTAAACGAGAAAGAAGCTTTAAGTTCAATTAATTTACCAACTATCTTCTTATTTGGTGGTGTTCTTGCACTATCTGATGCATTAACTAAAACTGGAGCCGGCTCAGTTATTGCAAACTGGATGAGTACCTTGATTGGAAATAATACAAATCAATTCCTAATAGCCGCAGTTTTCTTTGGTGTCCCTTTCATTTTGACACAATTTATGTCAAATTTAGCGATTGTGGCTATCTTTGCACCTTTAGTAGCAACTGCAAGTGTTAATCTCGGTCTCGATCCAAGAGCTGCTGTTTTGGCTGCTGTGACCGCTAGTTCGTGTTCATTTCTGACCCCTTTAGCTTCACCGGCTCAAACAATGATTATGGAACCAGGTGGATACAATCTTTGGAATTATATCAAAGCCGGATTTCCTTTGGCTGTAATTATTATGGTTTTAGGCTCCTTAATTCCACTGATTTACCCAATGAATTAAAAATTTAATATTTTAAAATAATAAGGAGTAGTGATTAAAATGAAAATTGAAACAATTAAATTAATTCCGGCAAGTAAATATCTGTTCGTTGAAATAACAACCAACACAGGAATAAAAGGAGTTGGCGAAGTTGGTGTCTGGGGATTCCTGGACAGCACCGCAGAGGTAATAGATAAGTTTCGAGACTATTTAGTCGGTAAAGACCCTTTTAATATCGAAGATCATTGGAATTATTTATATCGAAGTATGTATTTTCGTGGAAATATTATCATGGGAGCACTTTCAGCAATTGATATCGCTTTGTGGGATATTAAAGGTAAAGCGCTGGGAGTACCAATCTATCAATTATTAGGTGGTAAAACTAGAGATAAAATTCGATGCTATGCAGTTGCTTTTGCGTATACACCAGAAACAATTGCTAAACAATGCCTCAATTTGAAAAAATTAGGTTTCAATGCTGTGAGATTAATGATAACAAAAAATATTGAAGATAGCAGTTCTTCAAAAGTTTCTAAAACTTTTTCGCAAAGTATCAAAGACTACCTTGCAAATATTAAGGCGTGTCGAGAAGCGGTAGGTGATGATTTTGATATCATTTTGGAATGTCATCGCAGTTTAACGCCCGCTGAAGCTATCGTGCTTTCACAACGAGCTGCTAAGTACAATCCCTTATTTATCGAAGATCCAATTGCACCTGATAATGTTGAAATGATGCAAGAAGTTGCCGAAAAATCACCCATTCCGGTTGCCACTGGTGAAAGAAATATCAATATTCAAGAATTTGAAATTCAATTACAACACCACGCAGCAAAATATGTTCGTCCTGATGTATGCGTAGTAGGCGGTATTACGGCTGGCAAAAAGATTGCATCAATTGCAGAAGCCAATTATGCTCAAATCGTTCCTCACAACCCTCTTGGACCAATTTCAACCGCAGCCTGCATTCAGCTCGCCGCATCAATTCCCAATTTTGCGATTCAAGAATTTCCCTCTTTTTACTTCCAAGGCGAAGAGTCTAAAATGCTAAAAGATTCTTTTGAAGTCCATAACGGATATATTACTGTGCCTGAAAAACCAGGATTAGGGATTGAATTAATTAAGGATGTAGAAGAAAAATACCCAGTTGCTCAAAGAAACATAAAAGCTCAGAGGGCTTTTGACGGGTCAATTGTAGATGTTTAATGATTTAAACGGACTAAGCAAAAAGCAAAGTCCGTTTTTTATATTACCCGGAATGTCAATATAGAACCTAAATGCCCCAAACAGGCATACGTAAAGCCTATATTACGGGCTTTACAACGTTTTGTTGTGCATTTGTTGTGCAGATTAATAATTATTCAAACGGAAATGGTATGGAAAAAGAATGTCATTGCTCATATCAATATCTACTCTATTTTTTTAAAGAATGATAGTTTTCCATGGCGATCTAAAGATTGAAAAATATTAAAAATTTCTTGGTTGTCTTTATCTTTAAAAAATTCTTCTTTCTCTTTAATACCGTCAACCGAAAAATCTTCTACAAAAATATTTCCATTTTTATCTAAACTTTTCTTTGCATAATCTTTAATTGCTAATAATGCTTTTTCTAAATCTTTATCATCCATAGCTTTATTCTAATTCTTTACACACAAAAAACACCCACCAGCATATAGCCAGTGGGTGTTTTCAATAGAGATGTTTATTCAATGGACGGGTACCTCATTGCTAGTACCCAAAAACATTATAGGTACTATTTTACAGTAGTGGTATCAGTACTTGAACTATCTGTACTAGTTGAATCAGTAGCCTTTGAAATAAGAACACCAACAAAATTATTGATCAAACCGGAAACAGACTTAGTCAGTGTGTCATCCAAACCGCTGGCAGAAAAACCAGCAAAGATACCAAAGAAGAGATCTTGTTCTAATTGGATATTTTTGGTACTCAAATAAGAGTAAGCAAGTGAAATAATAATCCCAACAACGATAGATACCAGTGGTAAAAACTTACTTGGCAACTTGGTAGCACTGATTGACTGTACGACAAACCATACTGCTGCGATAATAATGATTAATGCTGTAACATCGATATTTGATAGATTCATAATTTCTCCTTTTATTTAATCCTTAGTGTTTGGCCAACATAAATATAGTTAGCATTTTTTAATCCATTTAATGAAACTAATTTGGCAACGCTTGTTCCATACTTGCTGGCAATTTCGCTTAATGTATCACCAGAAACAACTTTATAAGAACTAGTTGAACTGGAAGATGCGGAGCCAGAAACCTTTAGCTTCTCTCCTGGAATGATAATATATGGCGACTTAATACCATTTAATGTGGCTAATGCCTGATAACTCGTACCATATTTAGCAGCAATGCCACTTAATGTGTCTCCACTTTGTACGGTATAGTAACCGGTTGAACTAGAACTAGTTAATTTAGCAGTCGTTGAAGTAGTTAGTAGAATTTCAACGTTGCTCTTACTGATCCAGGAACTAATCCCAGCCAAGAGAACGTTATTGCCTGATACCTGGCTAACTTTATAGCTTTGTCCTTTCACCCAGCTTGGAATCGATTCACCAGTCGACCATTTAGAAGCCGAAAAATTGACCTTAACCGTATAGCCAGCGGCAATACTTGATTTAGAAGTATCGTTGGCTGTCTGACCAGCTGAAACAGCAGCTGTCGTGGTCGTTGTCGAAACAGTCGTCTTACCAGTAGATGAAGTAGTAGTACCTGTATAACCGTCATCGGTAATCCCTGTTAAATCAACATCACCGTCTAAACCACCAGCCTTATAGGTCGATGTGAATTGAAAGATACCAATATTGTCATAACTAGGGAAATAGTTATAGTTGGGACTAGTGGTGACATCGTAGTTAGGGTATTCAGCCAGCCACAAGGGATAAGTTTTAGCAATTGAAGCTAGATCCAAATGAGCAGTTAGAAATGACTTATAGCCATAAAGAACTGGTGTATAACCAGCGGCTTTGATTTTAGCCAGGGCATATTCAACGCTGGCAGTGTTTGGATTGCCCTCTTCAACATCCAAGGCCACGATTGAGCCTTTAGGCGTTTGGACTTTTGGCAAGTAGTAGTTAAGCATGCTATCAGCTTCGGTATTAGAAGAAAAGTCGGCAAAGATATAGGTGTGTGCCCGTTTGCCCTGGGCAATCGTACTTGCAACTTGCGTAGCATAAGTGGATTGCGGAGTAAATTCACCTTCGTAATAACCACCGATCTGAACAAGAGCGAACTTGTCGGATGCTTGGCCGAACTCTGCTGTGCTTGTCTGATAGTGGCTTAGATCCACCCCTTGATCGCCTTTGGCTGCAAAGACCGGTGAAGTAATCGCAAAAGCCGATAAAGCCGAGATTGTTATTAAAATTGTATTTAACTTTTTATGTGTCAATGAAAAATTACCTCCAAAATAAAAGCACAGGCCAATATCAAGCCAGTGCTACAAATGAGTTTTAAAATATTAAATTGTTTCAACCGATCACCTCCTAAAGTTTCATAAACGTTGTTAGAATTCTAATCCAGGTAAAAGCACCGGTTGTAATTAAACCGTTATCTCTTAAAATCGCTGGCATAGCTTGTTTAAAGGTCTTTCTGGCATCAAGATAAGGATTAAAAGTATCAGGTTTTTCCAAGTGAAAAGCAATCGTATAAGTCTTTGCTTGATCATCTTTATCAAAATATAAATATCCATAAGGTAGGTCAACAATTTCTTTTTTAACCTTGCTATTGGGTTCACTTTGGCCAAGAAAAGCCGGCAAGGACAGATCACCTAAAGAAGGTGGATTAGCTAACTTTTGCCCTAATTCGTCATTATTTAGGTTTCCAGTAATTTCAGTTACTTGTTTCTTTTCTAATTGATTTAAGGCTAATAGAGTAACTTCTTTGGAATAGTTCTCTAATTCAGATCGATAATTTTTAACATTCTGTTTTTTCAATTGGTAAATTGGTTTATTTATATTATTAACTTGTTTTTTCTCTGCTTTATACATCAGTTCAAACTCCCAATTTTAGCCAACCAATCAACTAACAAAGGTGCTATAACACCAATAAATAAAAAAACACAAACAGCAGATAATCCCCAATAAAGGAATTTAAAATGCGATTCATGTTCTCCAACTTTGCTTTCTAAAGTGTCTAGGCGTTCGCTAAATTTCTGTGTTCCTTTGGTCTGTTCCTCAATCCTTACTAGTCGTTGCTGAATATCCATCAACGTCTTCGTAACGTTAATCCCGTCATTTTCTGTCATGACATATCTTTGTCCTCCTATTTATTTATCCCAATGGATATGTGATCGTGCCACCAATGCCACCGTTATGAGGCGAAACATAGTTGGCGTAGATCAAACCGCTTGTTTGAACATGTAATTCAATTCCATATGGAGTTCCCGATGAATCGTCCATACCAGCAGCCATAAAAGTAATACTTGGAGCGTATTTTGATGGTATCGTTCCAATCTGATTAGCGTTAGTTGTCTTTGAAGTGTCTAGAGCCTGCAATCTAATATAAACAACATTGTTTTTAACTCGATATTGAGTGAAACCACCAGAACCAATAACTAAACCAGTGGCGTTTGGCAAAGTTAACCAACCAGTATCGTTTAAATAACCTGTCATATTCGTTAGAGTCACACTGGTTGCGGTGGAAACAAAAGAAGCCAACGGTAATTCATAAATAAAACCACCATCATTTAAATCGTCTTGAGTTAATGACCCAGTTACAGCACTCGTATAAACTTGATTAACAGCTACTGAATATGTGGTATCACCGGCATTTCCAGTGACCGTATTGGTTTTGGTTAGATCAACAACCAAACAGATACTGCCGGATGAATTAGCCGGAACCGTAACACTTTCCAGAGCGGTTATTTCAATTAATCGGCCACCAATTACGGCCTGCCCGGTATCAATTGAAACAACCAAGCCGTCAATAGTCAGAGCAAAGTTATTGCCGCGATTAGCTAGGACACCGCTTGTATTATTTAAAATTGCACTATAAAGAGCTGCATCGTTAGCCGGACTGACAAACATTCGATCCGACTGATACATTGTTATTGCCATATATTTTTATCTCCTTTAATTAATTACTTGATGATGAAAAAAGATCCGTTTTACCGAACCTAAGATTTCCGAATTCAACTGTCATCAGATCACTGTCACTGGTTAACGAATAACCCGACAAGACTGATTTATAAAGTTTTCCATTGTAGTAAATATTGGACTGCAAGCCTAAATGTAATTTACTTAATGGAAAGAAATTATTATCAATTGGCATCGAAAATTGAATATCGTGACTGTAAGTGTTGGCCGATAATTCCGTACTAGCAATACTGTCGTTACTCGGGTTATCTGTTGCCGTTTTGTCGTAAAGATAAACGTGAACCTGTGTCGGTTGAGAAACATTGTTATTCAAAGAACTAACAACCGTGCCATCACTTTGTAGCCAATACTTGGCAATAATAGACGGACTTTCCATGTTCGTGGAAGCTTTGTCAACGATCCAAAGTTCGTTATTGTAACCACGCAACAACCGGCTGTCCGATACCGTCCAATTGTTAAAATTATAAATATTGTTTTTAAAATTCCAACTATCCGTAACCTGGTGAATATCAAACTCCGGATAATAAAAAGGAATGCCGTTTGACATTCCTTGTTTAATATCTTTAATCCCAATTACAACGTTGTGCAGTTTAAAACCTCTGATTAGATAATCAATAAAATTGCTGGTTTCAACTCCGTCGGAAGTTGTAATCGCATAAGCCGTTGTGGTCGATGTGGTAACCGAATGACCGAAAATATTGCCGCTATTTGATGCAATATATTGAGCGATCAGCTTTTGTATATGAATCTCATAGGATTGTCCCGATCGACCCAATACCATTATTTCACCGTTTAAAGCGTTCCATATATAGTTAGCCGTCAACGTGTCTAGGCTGGTACTATCGTCCATATCAACAGCAGTTAATTGGCCATAATACAAGAGCGTATTCGTATTGGCTATTTTAATGGCAATATAATCGCCTAATTGGCTAACCCCACTGTCATATAAGACAAAGGTCGAAGAAGTATTCTGGACTGCGTCCATTGACAAGCTGTAGCTTAAGACAGGATAAATACCACGAATAGTTAAATCTGCTTTAAAAATTGTTGCTTGTAATGAAAGACTCATACTAATAGCCTTTCTTCTTTAAAAGTCATTGACACATCGGCTGTGGCATCGATGTAAAACAGCGCCGTACTATTGCCCTTTGGAATCTGAACAAAGTTGGTCTTTGTAAAATCTTGAAGTTGAGAGACATCGCTATAAGAACCATCAGGATTGTAGACTCGGGCATACTGATTATCCGGATAAGAACTGACAATCAGCTTCTGGTTAGCAGCCAATTGTAAGGTAAAGGCATCGGTTGCGACAATCTGACCATCTTGCATAATCACCCAACTCGGATTTGCACATGGTCCGATGATCGTAATCACACAAGGCGAGCCATCCTGCAAACCAAAATATTGAGAATCATTTTGCAAAAGTATGGCTTTTTCGGCTGAATTACGATTAGATTCGATATAAACGTAATAAGGATTGTAGTAATAAGCGCCTTGTGCACCACCATAAATCTTGCCGTAAGTCGCTAGTCCAGGATCGGAATCATAGCTTTTATAAACGGCTGATTTATTGTTGTACCAAGCGTTAAAGAATTCCAATACAAAAGCTTCGTTTAATCGGTCATAAGCTCCGACCGTACTTCCACCAAGCTCAGTTTTGCTCAAACTTTGCAAATTACAATCACGATACCAGCTTCCGGCATCGGTATCGTATTCCAGCGTATAAGGCTGGTAAGCCAAGAACTCGGCAAAGTCAGAAAACGATTGATATGATTGACTTTCAATATCGCCAAATTTGATATAAACCTGAAAAGGATTAGAAGCTGGATCGCTCATCTGTGAGTGAGTTTTTAAAAAACTTGTTTCATAAGCTGAATAGGTATTTTGTAGAATTAGTCCTAAACCGGTCGGAGTATAAGCCCGTAAACTATTTGTATTCAAATCAACGGTTTCACCACGTGCGTTTGTTAGTTTAAACATCAGTTTGTACTCCTTCCTATCATGCTGATAATGTTTTTAGTAAGTGTGGCTTGCTGTCCAGGTGTTAATTTCTGATTACCGGCTTTAACTTCGCCCAGAATTGAACCAACAACGTTAGTCAACACGTTTATAAGCTGGTTATTTTGTCCCAGCAAAGTTTCAACTTTGGAATTATCAGACGCCAACGCTTGATTACCAGTTATCTGATTGGCTTGTTTTAATAACTCAACAGCTCTTGAACGTTTATTCTGACCCAGTGGGACAGCCATTTCTATGCCATCTTCGCCAAAAATAGAAGGTGTGGTGGCAATTCCACCATTTGCATAGCCGTGACCCTGACCTAAATAATAAAGAGTTGAGCCGTAACGGCCTTTGGCATAAGACAATGCCGCAAGCAAGTTATCATAACCGTTAAAAATATCTTTATGGCCAGGAAAAGCGTGGGCGTTAAACGTAGCTGAAATCGTCTGCATCAAGCCTTTAGCCAGATCACCGGAAATCGTATTCGCATCGGTATAGCCATGTTGAGTAACGGTTGGATTGCCACCTGATTCGGTTTGAATCTGACGCAATACCTTGTTGACCATTTCTGCGCTGGTTGATAAACCGTTAGCTTTTAAAGCTCTTTTAACATCGTCTGTCCAGCGAAGCACACTTGTACCGGTCGGGTTTCCGTGTTGTCCTCCACCGTCTTCATCCGATCCAGAAACCAACTTACTAAGAAAACTACCAATGCTCTTAACTCCACTATCAACCATGCCTTTAGAAATCTGGTGACCAGCGTCACCGACTTCTTCAATTGAGTTGATATTAAAGGCTTTTGACGCAATGCCTTCCAAAGTTTTAACAGGGTCAGTGAGTTTAGACAGTACCTTTTCGGCAGCATCGGAAATATTATCAAAAATATTCGAAGCACCTTTACCGACAGAACTAATAAACGATGAAAGGCTATCAGTCCCAGACGCATAACCTGGCATCGTTTTGCCAAGGCCACCACTAAACAGCTTTGCTGTGTCCCTAGCGTTTAAGATGTGGTCGCCTGGATTGAGGTCGACTATTTGAGCGCCATGAGTTCCAACAAAATCGACTTTGCCGGAATAAGGTTGATACCTGGCTTCAATGCCAGCTTCACCAACTAGCGCCCGTCTAGCGCTATTATGGCTAGTTCCAACTGAATAAGCCGGCATGTCCATCGCTGAATAGCTATAATCTTTGTCGCTAGTTTTAATTCCCTTTTGACCAAAGAATTTAACAATTCCGTTGAAAAACCCGGAAATTCCTTTCCAAATCCCTTGTAAGCCAACACCTTGTTTACTGCTGGCTTTCATTGAACCGTTAGCCTGGTTAACAGCGTGAGTTATAACACCGTGTGATTGATCGCTTGCTGCCTTTTTGATCTGATCTTTTTGATCTCTAGCATGTTTGATCGTGGTATCGTGTTGCTTTCTTGCGGCATCATCGGTATCGTTTTGCTGCTTTTGTGCCTTAGAAACAACTCCGTTATATTGATCCCAAGCTAATTGATCGGTTTTTTCTTTCTGATCTTTAGCTTTATCAATGGCATCTTTACGCTGCGTTTCAGCCCACTTCGAATTACCTTTAAATTGGCTTTTAGCAGCGGCAACGGTATCGTTGTATTGATCTTTGGCCGCTTTAGTAGTTTCTTTTCTTTGACGTTCAGCCGCTTTAGTAACATCGTTGTATTGCTTATAAGCAGCTTTAAATATACCGTCTCTTTTTTTATTAGCCAGACTAACAGTCTCTTTGTAATCTTTTTCAGAATTATTAAGGGCTGTTTGAAGTTGCTGATTGGATAACTTACCTTTATTTTTGGTAAGATTCTGCATAATGCTTAACTGCTTGTTAGAAGATAACTGAATCTTGCCCGCAAGTGTTGTATGCAATTTTGCTTCGGCAACCGTTGTAGAAGTGGCATCTTTTAAAGTCAGCTTATTAATAGCTGATTTTTCTTTACGTTCTTCTTCTTTAACGGCTTTGGACTTGTTCTTTTCGTCCCTTTGAACCTGTACGGAATCTATTCCGTAATGGTTCTCATCTGCAATAATTTTTTTACTCCACTTACTTTTAGTGGAACTAATCTTTTTATTCCAAGTTTCTTCAAGTGACTGGCGTTGTTGAGCATAATACTTAGTTACGGCAGTTCGATCAGATTGGCTCATCTTTTCAAACTTCGAGCCCAACTTGCCTTCGTTTTGAATGTCTTGTAAACGTTTTGTATATTCTGCTTTGGTTAGATCACCGTTTTTATAAAGTAACTTAACATCGTCTGTATCACGCTTTTGCTTTTTTGCGTAATAATCTTTGGCTTCTTTATCAAGCTTGCTATAAGCCGATTTAGTACTAAGCTTAGGCGGTTTTAATTTAGTCTTGGATAAACCTTTTTGAATCTGTTTGCCAAGCATTCCACCTAATTTATCGCCACTAAGTGAACCGATACCTGCGCCGATAGCAGTTCCAATACCAGGCAATATTGCTGTTCCAATTGCTGTACCGGCTGCTCCACCGGCAAGGTTTCCGGCAAAAGAACCGGTTTTAGTACCGACATTCTTTTTATTCATGCCAATTAAATCAGTAGAAGCGCCGACTAGGTCTAATACTCCAGTGCCGCCAGCTAAAAGCTTACCGGCTTTAGTTAAACCTCCTAGTTTGCCCAAAAGACCTAATTTGCTAGTGTCTTTGGCAACTGTACCGGCATCTTTAGCAACTGTACCAGCTTCTTCGGCAGTTTTACCGTCTTTAGCAACGTCTTCGACTTCATTAACATCTTTTGAGACTTTGCCACCTTCCGAAGAGGTTCCTAAAGAACTACTGCCTTCGGCTGATGAAAGTTCGTTATTTTTGGCAAGAACTTTATTTTGTTCTTTTAAGGCGGCTGTTTCTGATTTAATGCCAAAGACTTTAGCAGCCCACTTAATCCCGTCACCGATCTTGTCAAAGGTCTTTAAAGTAGTATTAACAAACCTGATACCGGTGTTAACCGCTCCGAAAGCTTTTGATAAAAGAAAAATACTTGCGGCTGTTTTAGCAACTGCTTGCGGGTGGTCAGCAACCAATCCCATAAAAGGCTTAAGCAATGTGTTAGCAATGCCTAGAGAATCGATTAGAACTCTAAAGCCTTCGCCGCCCATTTCCTTAGTCATTTTAAAGAAATTAACTATTTCAGGAGCGTTTTTAGCAATATCATTAGAAACGTTCGTGATGCCTTTTGCAATTCCGTTTAAGCCGTTATTTAAAGTATCCGGGACAGATTTAAGGTTATAGGCCTTTGCAAAAGCCTTTGTGATCGTGTTAAAACCTTTTTCAGCCGATTCACCAATTTTAGCGAACTCGGTATCGACTTTCTTTTCAGAAACCCACTTGGAAACAGCCCCGTAAATCGGGTTTTGAGCTTGCATGATCGGTTTCTCAATATCACCAATCAAGGCCGGGACACGAGCTTTAATAGTTCGTTCCATGCCGACCATCGTTTGAAGCATGTTATCAGCAGCTTTATCGTATTTCCCGGAACCTAATTGATTGAAGACGTTTTCAATATCGGAAGCCGAAATCTTACCGGCTTTAGCCATTGCAGTTAAGTCGGCAGTTGTAATATTTGAGCTATGGTGTACATCGTTTTCGTACTTAGCCAGGTTTTCACGAAACATCGGAAAATATTGAGAAATCTGGTTCAGCATTCCGGCGTTGGCTTTACCACGGGACAAACCGTTAACCATGTCTTGTGTAACTGATTGAATTTGTTGAGAATTCAAGCCAACGGCATCGGCCATGTTCAACATCGACTTAGTCATTTCATCTGATTCAGTCTTGCTAGAGTGTAAGTGATAGAAACCTTGCTCTAGTTCGTTGACAGTATCAGTAGCTTGCCCAGTTTTAACAGACAAGTCGTTAATGGTTTTAACCATTGCGTTGGCTGCGCCTGAACTACCAGTTAAAGTTAGCCAAACGGCTTGCATTTTCTGCTGTTCTTTATCGTAATCAAGACCGGCATCGATAGCGTCTCTTATATGATTAGTTATCGACTGAAAAGCGTTAGTTATTCCAGCGGCAACTAAATGTGCACCAACGATTGTAGAAAATAAATGATTAGCCCTGTCGGTCTTCTCATTCATCGTGTCCAATTTGCTGGTTATTCCATTGAATAAGCCATCACTTGATCTTTTTTCAGTCTGGCCACGTAATTCCTTAACCTTATTCGTGGCGTTTGCCATCTTGGCAGCTGTTTCGTTAACACGAATAGTCTGTTTGGCAATTGCTTCGGAGTTATCACCTTCAGCTGATTTTAATTTATCAAGTTCAGTCTTTTGCTTAGAGTAAAGTTCATTTAGTTTGGAATGCTCATCCTTTAAACCACTGATCTGGGCTTTCGTTGCTTCCGATTGTTTACCTTCAGCTTGCAACCTAGAAACGTAAGAATTTGTAACTGAAACGGACTGCTTAATAGAATCATTGAGCTTCAATATTCCGGACTCTTGATAATCAAGCGATTGTTTGGCTTTTTCTTGTTGGTTGGTTAAAGAAACAAGTTTTGTGTTCGCACGGTCGTATTGAGTTTGTAGCTTTTGGTATTGATCGGAATTTTTAGAAGTCGTTTGGGCTTCTTGTTCCATGGCGGTTTTTAAGCCACTTAATACGTCCTTTTGTTTTTTAACAGTTTCAGATAAGCCATCGTAACGAGTTTGAGCAGCTTTTAAGGAATCACCAGACTGTTTTAAGATTGCTTCGTTTGCTTTCCAAGCGGCCGTATTTGATTGTATTTCAGTCTTTAAAGACTTAATCGATTGAACCGCTTCGGCAGTGTCTAGCAAAACCTTATTGGCTGCTTCTCTACTTATATCTACCATGCTTATCCTTTCCTTAACTGTTTAATGATTTAAATAATTCCAACGGATCAATAATCTTGTCTTCTTTACGAGAATTGAAGACTTCGATCAGATCGTAAAAACTTGCATTTTCAATATCTGAAAATGATAAATGCAACTCAACTAAACACTGTTTTTCAAAAAGCAAAATATCGTTCAGTTGGTTGCCTGCGTTCATTAGCCCTTCTCGGGCACTGATTTTTTTGTTTTACCAGAACTTATAATTTCGTCATAATCTTCTTGAGTAACTTGAGGGTTGTTAATTCTAAACTGGGCTTGCCCTAACAATTCGCCTAGCTCAACTGGTGAAAGTTCTTCAAGTTGGTCTTTCTCTTTTTCATCTAAGCCAAATAATTCAGATAGACCAGAAATCAATTGGTCTAGTTGCTTATCTTCGCGTTCTGAAATCTCAATCTTTTCTTGAATACGCTTAATTTCAAGTTCATTAATTTGTTCAGGTGTCATGTCGTCTGTTTTTGGTTCAGGCGCTTGTGGCTTGGCACCATCAATTTGTGCTTGAAAAGTCATACGCATCATTTTCGAAAGTGCCTTAATGTTTTTTGTTGAATCCTTAAAAGTAAATTCCTTTTTTAACTGTGGGATTGTTAATTTAATTTTCATTTTTTCTTCTCCTTATGAGCATTAAAAAAAGATGCTCTTAACGGCTACCCAACGGAGAATGGTTGAATAGCCTTTAAGAACACCCTTTCGGATATTCCGTATTTAATTATTGTGGTTGGCCACTGGTATCAACAACTGAACCATCTGCAGTACTAACTATTTGAGCATTTAACATTTTATCCGCAACAGACAGACAACCTGTTACAGATTGTTGAATCTGTGCAAAATCAGTTAATTGTATTGACGGAATTGCCGGCCAGATGGTTTCATTATTGTCAAAAGCAATCGTTGGTATGCCGTCAATAAAATCTTTAAACAATTTATTAATATTTCCAGCCGATAGTGTCCTCTGTCTCAGTTTTATATACCTTTTCTTAACCTGTGTTGGGAACAAGTTAATAACACGGCTCAATAATTTACTTGAAAAATAAAAATGATCTGCATTCCATAGTGGCTGAATGTTTGAACCATCGAAATAAAGTTGCCAGGTACTATCCAAATCGTAAGGGACCGTAAACCATGTTCTTCCATCGTAAGTACCATAGAGAATTGATTTACTGTCGCCGTCGATATTTTCCATTGCCAGCCTTAGAATGGCGGTGTCAATCACCGAATAAAGATCAACATATTGCGCAATTTGAGCAACAAAATCGGCATCAGCTGATTCATTAACGAATTGAGCCAATCTATTAAATGCTGCTATAACATCTGCGGTCGCATCTGGTGTAATGACACTTCCGTCCACACCATTTAAAGCATATGCAGATTCATTTAAAGTAATCGTTTCAACATCAACCAAAATATGGCTGTTATTAGAGCTATCCATATTCATTAAGTTATTGTCTTTACGAGTATTGAATGTATACAGACCTTGGTCAACACCATTTAAATACATTTCAACCGGAAAGCCTTGAATAGCGCCATAATTTGCAGCACTGGCCAGCATTGCGTGATTATCTGCAACGCTTGGGGCATACGTTCCTGGATCAGTACTTGTGGCTGTTAGACTAATATTTTTGACTAAAATATGAGCCGTTGGTGTGCTGTAAACCGTACCAGGAAGCATAATGAGTTTATCAAACCAATATCCGGCAGCCGGTGTAAAGGTCATTGTGTAATGTGAGCTTGAACCTACAGCCACTGAAGATAAATCAATCGTATTAGCGTCTCCAAAAGCTGCGCCAGAATCTGTATTTGCTTTAGATGTGAAATAGATTTTAGCCTCGTTGTTACCAGTACCATTATCTTCTACTAGTTGAACATCACAAGACAAAGTGAGTTGCTGGGATAAATAATCTTTGTCTATGAAACTATCAAGAAATAAAAACTGCACTGCTTTGTTAGCTTCGACCTGTGAATAATTCGCTGGAATAGAATTTGCATTGCCGTAGTATAAAGGCGTGCTGGCAAATGTTTGAGCCTGAATCTGAGCATTAACCAAATTTCTGGCTTCGGTGCGATCAATCCAATTAGCCTTAAGATTAAACGAATTATCTTTTTTCCAACTAGATTTAGGTTTCCACTTTAGTTTTTTTGATAAATCTGAATCTGAATAAAACTTAAACGACAGATTTTTCTTTGGATAACCCTGTGAGGTATCACCTTGCCATTTAGTACTGGCATAAGCCAAAACATCCTGCTGGCCATCTCGGAAACGGAACTGTAAAGGAACAGCCACGTCTCCAGTCATAGCCGTTGTATCACCCGTCAAATCAACACGTGGTAGATCAGAAGCCAGACTAGCAGTTTCAATCCCACTTTCAGCGTTATTTAATTTGTCCGCTGAAATTACATCGCCTGTTGACCACGTTGTTTTGTTATAAGCCATATTTCCCCTTTCTAATGGGCTTCACACCCATTTGAACGGTTAAGCCGTTTCTTTTAAGCCTTAACCGGCCTCAGCTGTTCCAACTATTGCGGAATCAACCTCATTGGCCTGTACTGGGTGCAGCATAGCCTTGAAATACATCGGCTAACATAATGTCTTGTGTAAAGCCTGTTTCGTTTGAATACCAAAGCTTACCAGGATTATTATTCCAGTCGGGATTGTCCAATGGTGAATAAGTCAAGTTGTCATCATTCCGTGTATCCGTTGTAGTATCAGTCCCGTTATTAAAGTCAGGATTGATAATCTCGCCTTGACGAAAACCAAAATAAACCTGTCCATCTTCTGCAAGGGCATCTGTTGTAATCAACATGGCGACTTTTGGCTTGTCGCCTTGTGTATAGCCACCTTTACCATCAGATACTTGACCCAAAATCTTCATCAAAATATCATGCGGCAAAGCATTAAAATCCAAAGCAACTGAAGAATCGCCTTTTGTGTGCTGTAAATCAACAACGCGGTTGTTGCCGTACACCTTGGTTGAAGCCGCTTCAAGACCAGTAATGTTAGCTGTCTTAGCACTGAATACGCCAGAGTCAACAGCATAAACACCGTTGGCTGACAACCCTTTTGTTGCATCAGCCAATATTTTTCCATCTGCTCCCAAAAGAGCCATTTGAACGAGTTTTAAACCTACCGTAGCCATTAGCTACCTCCTAATAATTTGTTATGTGATACGTATATGGCTTTAATAGCCTGACCGGTATCGGGGTCTGTATAACGTGCGTCAGAATTATCAATAAACCAGTTGTTGTGTATGAAGGCTTTTAACAAAGCAACTTCACAAGCGTCTGCGTCCTGATTGAAATGATGCGAATAAAAAAGACGTATTTCTACGCCTTGATGTATTTCTGAAAAATCGTCATTGCCGTAAGTGGCTGGTAAATTTTCATTTTCAGTTACTAAACAATCAGTTGAATCAATATCGTTTAAATGCCCTCTAGGTATTACAAAAGGATAGACATTATCTATCCAGGTAAGATTAGTGGTTTTAATAATTGCCACTGCATCAGATACAGAACTCATACGCCACTAACCCCCTTTTCTTTTAATATCTTTTGATATTCGGCATTTTCAGCCTTGAATATCTCATTTAAACAAGCGTTTCGAACCTTGTCTAAGTAATCATCACCCTTAATGAATTTAGTTCCATCATTTAAAAAGCGTGCGATATAGGCTTTTTTATTCGAAAAGCCAACAATTGAAGTCCCGTCAGTCTCTCCCGAAATATTAGTAGCTTCATCAATCACTGAATCAGCTAAATGCGGATCATCTCCAGTTTTGCGATTGTAATAATGGTGTGATCTCAAATATTCGGCAATATTCTTTTTTAAAACATCAGCACCGGCCTTAGTTATCTTTGCTTGTTCAGCAGCAGAAAGTTTATAAGCTTTTTCGAGATTGTCAGCCCAATCACCTAAATCAACAATACTAACCATTTTTATTCGTTCCTTTCCGGACTGTGGCTTTTAAAGTCAAAATATCAAAGGCGTTCGGATTACTAGTCTCACCTGGTGAGACGGAAACTATATCGTATTGTTTGCCCTGATTGTCCTGGAATAACAAAGGCGGTTTAATATTCGGATCATGTCTCACAACAATATCGACTGTGTCTTGTAAATCCGTTCCGTAAATTTGATAAGTTTGATTCATAGAACGGGTACGAACGGCATACCAGCGAGAAAAAGAAGCAGTAAAACCATCTTCTTCGCCACCTGTATTCGGATTAATAACTGTATCATATTCTCCAAACTGACCACGCTTATTCAAATCGGAAGGTTTAAATAATCTAGTCATTTAGCACCTTCCAACGCAAGTTATTTAAAAGGAACTGATAAGACAAAGGATAAGCAACTTTCTGATCGCTTTGGTCACCTCTTGAAAAATATAAAAAGTCAACTAAAGTTTTAACGGCTTGATTGAATACCGAGTATGTTCGATATACAGTCAGCGGAATATCGCTATTAATTGCGTTTTGTGTTTCT